TACCATGCGTGACGTTAACATCAACGGCACCCTACAACTCGTAGGTAGTATCGTAGGTGTCTGTCATGTACTAGGTATCAAGTGCATCAAGAACGTACCACAAGCGAGACGCGCTTTCATATTAGACGCACGTAAGTTGCTGGCTGGACAAGGTGGCTCCGGTCACACCGTTCACGAAGTGGATGCTCTCGCTCATTTACTGCTGCTCGAATACCAGATCAAAGAAGGCAAGATAATCTGATGTCGAAGTATCAGTTGATGCCGGAGATGACGCCGGCACAATACGCAGAACTCAAGGACGACATCAGACAACACGGCGTACTGATTCCTATTGAATACGACCAGGAAGGAAACATCCTCGACGGGCACCATCGTTATAAGGCGTTCACAGAGCTGATCGAGGATGGGGTTGACCTGCCACTGTACGACAAGATCGTACGCAGGTTCAGCTCAGAGGAAGAAAAGGTAGCATACGTCGTTGCTTTAAATGTAAAGAGACGGCATCTAACACCAGAACAGAGACAAGAGCTTGTAGTACGCCTACGCAAAGAGTTTGGCTACACGCTGTCTAAGATATCGCAGGTCTTGGGGATATCAATCGCCACAGCCTCACGCGATATCAATACGCTCCCGCCCGAGGAACGGGAAGAACTGAAGACTGTTCAGATTCAGGGGGCAGACGGGCGCTCATACAATCCGAAAGCGTGGAGTGAAATCCCCCGCACTTTCTCCACCGGCACTCAGCAACTCCGTACTATGCAGACACAGATCATCAATGAAGCGGCAGCAGGACTGGCAGAGAAATACCTGGACGAAGCAAGAGCAGAGATTGCTGCACGTCCGCCGGAAACGAATGGGGCCAAGCCCCCTATTGGCGGTGTGATACCTGATAGCGAGGCTCGGGAGCGGATCACAGCCTTCCCCTGGTACGGGGGGAAATCTAGTCATTTAGGGTGGTTGCTTCCGTTATTACCAAAGTGCCGTCACTTCGTAGATGTGTTCGGTGGGTCTGGCTCGGTGATCTTAAATCGAGAGCCGTCCTCTATCGACACGTACAACGATGTAGACAATAACGTAGTCAACTTCTTTAGGGTGTTGCGTAAAGACCCAGAAGAACTTATCAGATTATTAATACTCACGCCACATTCGAGGGAAGAACGTAAAGAGGCGCTCCGTGCTATGAGAGAGCCGCCTAATAACGATACGCTGGACATGGAACAAGCCAGACAGTTCTTTGTCATGGCTCGTCAGACGCCTCGTGCTCAGGCACAGATGATTACTGATTCTGAACTAAACGCCTGGCGCTATACTAGAGCAGGCATCCAGAATGGAATGGCGATCTACAATGCACAGTGGCAGGCGGGGATCGATGGACTTGCGATTGTGGCAGCGCGTCTACGCAACATCCAGGTCGAGAATTACCCGGCACTTGATATTATCCGGCTCTATAATGATCCCGGAGTGTTGTTGTACTGCGATCCTCCGTACGTTCACGACACACGCCGCCTGGACAAAACAAAGGCGTACTCACACGAGATGACGCCTGACGAACACCGTACGCTCGCAGCGGCCCTGCACAAGCACACAGGGCTAGTGGCTCTCTCGGGCTACCCGTCCCCTCTGTACGACGAGCTATACGCCGACTGGCACTATATCGACATGCCATACGAGAGTGCCTCAAACACGACAGGTACAACGACAGCGACACGCATTGAGAGGTTGTGGACGAATTATGCTCTCGGCAGGTAACATGAAGGTATGTGACTTCTGTGCTGATAACGTGCCTACAGACGACCCGATGGCGATGATTTATCCCGCCTACGGTTTCGCTGCCGAAGCGCCGCTATCGTACAAATCAAGCGGTTCGTGGTTAGCCTGTGCAACATGTGCAGCATTCATCAGACAGTTCGATATGGGCGAGCGTAGGGCTAAGGACAATCTAGCCCATCGTTGTCTAGAGAAACTACGACGTAAGTACGGTCTGCGCGGTCTGCCAGGTAGCAAGGGCACAACACAGATTCTCTTCTCAGAAATTAGAACATTACACGAAGCTTTTTGGATGTACAGAAACGGCGAACCTGTGCCGTACATGGTCAAAGAGCAGGAGGGTTAGCCGTGCCTATCGGATATCAAGTCCGTGTCTACGATCCGGACGGTGTGCTACAGCTCGTTCTCGAACAATTCAGGGCGTGTACTATCGAACACCGCACTAATCTCCCATCCACACTAACTCTGTCGATGTTCGATGATCCTCGTATTGTATCCCTATTTCAGCTAGACACTCTGGTTGAGGTACGGCGTCAGTATCCAGAAGCTGGCCTGGACTGGTACACTGAGTTCATCGGCTTTCATAGGACGCCTCAGCATCAGATTACAGAAGCAGATTCACAGATTTTCACGTCGTATTCGCGGGGCCTGCTTGATCTGATTAAGCGACGTAGTATTAGGTACTACGCTGACACGGACGGGAGTGCCAAAGGCCCGGCTCCTGCTGACGATGTGATTAAGGATTACGTACGAGAGAACGCAGGCGCACTCGCCACAACGGCGAACAACCGTCTGACGGACGGAATCACACCAGGCCTGGCCGTGGCGGGTAATCTAAGTCAGGCAGCGGTTTACGAAGGCGCAGATGCTTGGAGAAACTTGCTTGAGGCAATCACTGACATCGGTGAACACAACCGTGTCGATTTCGATGTCGTATGGTTAGGGACTAATCAGTTCGAGTTCCGTACATACTGGCCTCAACGTGGCACAAACCGTACAGCAGGCACGCCTACACAAATGATCTTCGGCGTGCCACAAGCTAACATGATGAACCCGTCACACACCCTATCCCGCACGGACGAGATTACGTCTGTGTTGGTGTTAGGGCCTGGTGAGGGGCCGCTACGTGATACGACGCTTGTAGAAGCACCACCTGTGGTTGTGAACGCCAGTCCGTATAATCTGATCGAGCAAGACCAGAACGCATCTAGCGAAGACAGACTAGCAGCTCTGATAGCCATCGGGAATCAGGTGCTATACGAGAAACGTGCGTTGGTGAACTTCACATTGAATCCTATTCAGACACCGTACAGCGCGTACCATCGACACTACTTCCTGGGCGACATCGTAACCTGTCAGTTTGCGGGGGTTGTAGCGAACGTGAAGATACGGGCAATCACCATCGCACTCAGTGAGAACCAAGAGAACATCACACTAGAGCTGGAGGAAGAGACTTCCAACTTCGAGGCGACGGCCGGTGTTTGAGGTTGTCGTACTAGAAGATTCTGTAGGCATCCCACACAACATACGTCTGACCACGATCCAAGCAACGTTCCCAAGATTCATACTAGCTGAGCTGAACACTCACCGTATGCTATCCAGGAACTCAGCCAGCTCACGAGCCATACCTGTCATCGTCACAGCCAAAAGCGTACAAGACCATCCTGTAGTGCCTGAGCGTTGGGGTTCTAACCAACGAGGTATGCAGGCTGGTGGTGAGATTGAGGACACACAAAAAGCCGCCAGCTTGTGGCTAGCGGCTCGTGACCATGCATTGTCGTATGCGGCTGCGTTGTCGAGCTTAGGTATTCATAAACAACTGGTTAACCGGCTACTAGAGCCATTCATGTGGCACACAACGATCATTACCGCGACCTGCTGGGAGAACTTCCTACACCTCAGGACACGCGCTGACGCACAGCCTGAGATGCAAACGCTGGCAAAGATGATCGAGCGTGCTATAAGCAACAGCACACCTGAGCCGCTCGACCACCAGCAATGGCATTTACCTCACGTACTACCGCACGAACGAGAATCGCTATCGCCGCTGACGGCTGCCACAGTATCGGCGGCTCGGTGTGCTCGCGTATCGTACAATCGTAAGTTAGCGTACGATACTGCGAAAGACCTGGAGCTTGCCGATAAACTGATTCTAAACGGTCACATGTCCCCGTTTGAGCACGCCGCTGTGTGCTTACCTGTCCCTGCACGTTGGGGAAACTTCATCGGGTGGAAACAGTACAGAAAGTTCATCCCCAACGAACACGATCCGAAAGGTGAACACGATGGCTCTGATACCAACTGATCTTCTATTCCCCATCAAAGCGTTCACCAAGATGGTTCAGAACCTGGATAGGCGACTAAGAATAGTAGAGAATCGTGAAGTACCAACAGGTGCCGGGCCTGGGCCTACACCTGACCCTGGAACCGATCCGGTCACACCGGCACTTCCGGGTGGGTGGGCGCCTGTGACGTTGTATCAGCAGATGAGTTACTGGCGTGACGGTAGCAACGTGGTTCATTTAAGAGGCACAGCTTCGATGGGTTCGGTCACACTCCCCATGACGCTGTTTACCCTCTCGACCGGAAACAGACCAACCGCGGCGCTGGTGTATGGAACACCAACGTACGCGGTTGTAGAAGTACAATCAGACGGCGACGTGGTTGTACGTGAGGCTACGAGCTTCGTGTCGCTCGACGGGATCAGTTTCCGAGCGGAACAGTAGTACCGTTGGTCTGAGCAGGTGTGGGGTCTTTGTCGCTAATCACACCTGTATTGAAGTCCACGTACCACTGTTGCTTAGGATCAAGGCCAAGCATCTCCAGGATCGTACCGAGATGCTGCTGGTACTGCGTGAACATCCCCTGTGACACCTGCTTTGCAGCTTCCGCCGTCTGTGCGGCACCGACCGCACGCATCCACTCATCGCGCAGGCGAGGGAGGGCTGCAGAAGGAACCTGATGTTTGGTTTCAATGTCAGCCATTGTTCAACAACACCGCGGCTTCATCGTCGTAGTCGCTGTAGTACGTAGCAGACAATTGCTCTAGGTTAGTGAGGGCGGCCATCACAGCATCTTTCGAGTAGCCGCTGACTGCCCAGAACTCATCAGTCCACGATGCAGCAGCGAGTTTGGCCGTATTGATGCCCGCCATCGCAGCTTTCAGATTGTTGGGCACAGCTTGTAGCGTACTCGCTGCGGCAGGTTGTGCGAATTCAGCAGTTGTAGCCGGGGCCGGTGCAGATACTGGTGGTGTCGCTGCGTTTGCTTGCACGCGAGCAATCTCCGCTGCCAATTCAGGGTCTTCGTTCGGATCGGGAGGCTGAGGTTCTTGATCTGTCACGATACTTTCCTTCCGTTAGCCAGCTCTCGGATCAACGTCTCTAGTTCCCCTACACGATCCTCAAGCTCTACGATGCGTTCACGCATCTCGTAGTCTAGGTCTTGTACAGCAGCACCGATAGTACACGCTGTCTGCTGCGGTGTGACATGCATACCATCACGCAGTACGAACATGTCTCCAGTATCACGGAAAGTATCTTCTGCGAGATAGCCGATCTGATGTCTTGAAATCGCGCTATTGGGGTCGATACGCTCACTAGCACCCTTAGGCAAGTGATACGAGAACCTACCGAAGTGTACCAGGCGGAGCGCGTACAGAGCTTCCCCGCGCTCAAGCCCCCTAAAGTTTTCCTTAGCACTTGCAGACGACGTTTGAATACCACCGTTTTGTGCCCAAACATCGATCCACTTGTGGTTGTTGTCACCAATTCTAAGGACGCCTGTACCAGCTTCAGGAATCATCCCTAGCGTAGCAACACCGTTAACATAGACGTAGCCGCCTCTGATGTAAGCGCTGCCGCTGCCTGCTTTCTCTATCACAACATCGCCGTTACCACTGGCGAGCAACTGCACGGAGCCGGTGCTCCTGTGATTAAAGCCCCACACATCTTGCCACGGCAAGCTAGGATGTCCTAACGTTCTGGTGGCCGCACCGTCAGGATGCACAAAGCCACCTTGAGGCGAGAGCTGGATGTTGTTCGTGCCGTACAACACCGCAACTGCACCGATACCGCGGAAACCTTGTGCCGTAGTAATGTCGTGGAAGGGGTTGCCGTCAGACCCAAGTCGTACCGTGCCGTTCACAGGGATGACGTAAGCACCGCTAGGGTTGAGTGTGATGTACTGACTGGCGTAAGCGGTGAAGATACCATTCCAATCCATCGTTGTGTAGTTACCGGCAGAGCTACCGGCTTGCACACGACCAGCGATGGATGTAACGTTACCGCCCGCCTGCATACTACCCGTTGTATTGAGATTACCGGCGTTGTCCAACGTCGCAGTAGCGAGGTTATCGCCAGGACGACGATATACGAGCGTGCCTGCCTCGTCGGCTAGACGCTGACCGTCACCCCATTGAGTAGCAGTCCTGAAATTCGTAAACGTGTGATGTGTGATAAGTCCATCACTACGACGGTAGCCCATCACAGCCCCCAGGAACGTGCCGTTGTCGGCGTAACGATACAATCCCTGGTCACTACCGGAGTTATTACCGGCTTCAGTTGAGCCACCGGCAATGCCCCAGAACCAACGAAGCACACCATTCGTGAGCGTCTTGAACGCACGCTCCTGAGCGAGTGGGCCATCGGCCTGCAAAATGCCTACCGTGAGAACTTCATTGGGCATCGCCAACGCACTAGGCCCAGTACGTGTGATGCGTGCGTCAGCAATACCCGCAGGCTTCGCGCCAAAGAACGCGGTGTCTCTGATGATTGGATCAGTGAGAATCTGATCTGTTGGAGGCGTCCCTAGAACAACACGGTCGTCTGTGATCGTGATGGTGCCGTTGGTGGCAATAGAAATCGTAGCGATAGGCACGTCCCACGTATCGCCCACAATCTGTGTGAGCGCAGGCGCACCGCCACCCTCAGCACCAGTGACTACAACCTGTCTAACTGTCTGTGTACCCCAAGATTTCCGTAAGACAATCTTATCCGTCCGAGCAGCCGCCGCAGGCGTGGCAAAGGTGTGATCGACCGCCGTATCAGACCTATACCAAGCCCCGTAGGCCATACCTTCGCCGGGGCCAACTCTGACTACGCCGGCGCTAGGAGAGCTGATAGCCAACTCACCCTGTGATGTCTTAATCGCACCACCCTTATTAGGGGTAGCAGCTGCACCTGAGACAGCAGACATCACTTCGCTGAACTCTGTGCCGGCATCGTACGGAGCAACGGTGGCGTCGCCTAACGTAGTGCCGTCCCAGAAACGAGAAATCTGTACCATCGTTAGATTCCTATATATCGCTCGAACCACGACACTACTACGCGGGTCTGGGCGTTCACACCCGTCCCACCGATGTGGAACTCGTTGACGCCTCCCGGAGCGGCGGGTGCAGGTCGGATAGCGAACGTCGCTAACTCACTATCAGGTGACACCCTATTCAGCCAATTCGCGCCGTCGCTACCAAAGACATTCTTGATGCCATGCAACTCAAAGGTCACACTGTATCCTTCAGGCACAGGTTCAGATAAACCAATCGACTGGTCGAATGTTGTATTCACCAACTCAAAGCCCGTGATTGGCCCTGTGATCGTAACTGTAGGATACTCAATCCAGGTTCCCAGATAGATAATTCTCGACATCATCCCTGCGGATTCTGAGAATACAATCGGGAACGTAGCGGGGAATACAAGATCAGTCGTGGGTGCAAGTGGGAGCAGGGTTTGTGATCTACGTGCGGGGTCGAACCAGATAGGATCGTACGCGATGAACTTCAGAGCTTCTGTGAACGACCACTCCTGCCACCCATCTTTAGGCGAGAAGCCAGGCCCACTCTCGATGTGAACAGAGAGTGCGCGACGCCTCCCACGTCCCATGTTATACACCAACATGTTAGGAGGCGGCGGGCTAGGATACGACATAGGACGCAAAACATTAAGTAATTGGTTACGACCTTCCCAGTATTCTGCGCGTGAACAGTAGTTGTGCATGACTACGAGCTGGATCACACGTGGCGCTATACTGAACGTACGCAGCGTGGCTCCATTCTGGAATGGGGCACGGTCGGTCACATACTCAATAGGTGGCATCCCCAAGCCTTCATCCTGCAATACGGTTCTAGCAGGAGGCGTGTGAAGGGGATATACTCGACCGTCGGTAGTATACAGTACGATTGTCTCGTCTAGTTTAAACATGGCTATCTCGAAGTCATGGCGACAAGCGCACTCAGATCGAGCCTGACTGAGCCTTCAGTCTGTGTACGACCGTAGTTGGCGTTGACGTTGTAGTTATAGTTATTCGTCGTAGTGGCCGCGCTACCAATACCGCTTCGTGCCATCGATTCGGCGGCACGGATCGCAGCCATTGTGACGCCACCAGAACCGATGCCCTCGAAACGTTCGCCGCCGTGTGCCCAGATGAGCTGACGAGAACCGAATGGCCCGTCTACAACACCACCGTACTGTTTCTTGCCCAATGCCTTATCGACATCGGCTTGTGATCCGCCAGTATTACGAATGTAATTCGCTACTTCACTCGCCGTCTCACCGGGCTTACCGCCCTCACGGATTGTTGCACCGCCACCCCCACCACCGCTGCTCGATGCGCCTGTTTGCTTAGGCGCACTCGGCATATTCCTGATGGCGTTGGCCGCATCGTTCGCAGCTTTGAGAGCGTCCTGTAGTGCCTTGGTGAGATTCTCGACAGACGATCTAGCTCCGTCGAACGCGCCTTCCATCTGCTCGCCGATATTATCGATGATCGGCTTCATGTTCTCGCCGCCCTGTTCCATCAAGTCCTGCATACGATCAACGTATTGCGTCTTGATGGTCAGGATTTTCTCTGCGAGCTGAGCGTTGAGGTCGGCGATTTCTTGTGCGAGCTGGGCTTCGATTGCTGCTTGCTGTTCGGCAAGAGAAATCTTGACCGCTTCGATCTTCTTATCGCGCTCGTCGTTAATCTGATCGATGCGGCGGTCGTACTCTTCGTTATCTAACTGTTCCTGAAGATCAGCACGTTTTTGATCTTCTTGCTTACGGAACTCACGATCAGCGTCATCTAGCGTGCGCTTACGTGCGCGTGCCTCATCCTCACGCTGACGTGTAGCAAGAAGCTGCCTCTTATTCTCTTCCTCAATGAACTTCTGCTTGGCTGCTTCTTGTTCCTCCGCGAATGCACGATCTTCTGCCGCACGCTGCTTCTGACGTGCTAGACGTGCGTTCTCCTGATCCTCACTAAACTTATCACGCTGCTTCTCGTGGTCTTCGTGTAGCTGGTCTTGTTCTCTCTCGTGACGCTCCTTCATCTGCAATTCTTGATCTGCGAACTTTGTCCGCATGTCAAGAATCTCTTGTTCGATCTGCGCTTTCAGAGCAAGCGTTTCGTTCTCAAACGCAATCTCTTGTTCTTGCTTGGCCTTCTGTTGCGCCGTTTCGAGAGCAGCTGATTCCTCAGCGAATGTTGCTCTGAGTGCCGCAAGCCTGGCCTGTTGCGATTCCTCAAACGCTAGCTCAGCTTCGTCCTCTTGCTTCTTGACATCCAGGTTACTCCGTGCCTCATCTTCAGTTGCCTGGATGGCATCGAGCTTTTGCTTGCGTCGAGCGGCTGCAATCGAACCCTTTACGCCGATTGCAATTTCTTCTTGGTATTCTTTCTCAGCCTTGGCACGATCCTCCGCAGCTTCGCGTGTGATCTCATCCGACTTAAGCTGATAGTCGCGTATGCGCTTCTCTTCGTTAAGTTCCTCGGTGAGTGCATCTTCACGAATCTGCTGAGAAGCCTCAAGTGCCGCTCGCTCAGCTTCAAGCCTTTGCTCTAGAGCTTGCTTACGAGCATCCTGATCTGCGTCTAGAGCATTCTGTCGTGCTTCCTGCTCCTTATCTAGCGCATTCTCGATAGCTTTCTGCTGCGCCTCAAGAGCGTTCTCTTCTATCGATTGACGCTTATCGAGAGCATCTTCGGCAAGATCGAGCTGCTTAGCAAAGGCATCCTCCGCACGCTTCTGTGACCGCTCGTACTCACGGTCTTCAGCGTCACGGATTTCCTCGCGTGCGCGTGCAGCAGCTTCCTGAGCTTTATCGAAGGTCTTTTGCCGTGCGTCGGCTTTCTTATCCTCGATAGCTTGCAGGTCTTCTAGTTCTCGGTCGTGTCCTACCTCTACTTCCTCAAGATAATTCTCACGTTGAATACGAGCATATTCTAGCTCGTCATCAAGCGCATCCTTGCGAGCCTTAGAATCTCTCTCGATGGAGCGGCTGGTGTCGAGCTTGTCGATATCTTCCTGAGCATCGACCATCGCCTGAATAACATCTGCGCCAGCCTTAGCTGTTGCTTTGGCGATGTCTTCCTCAGCCTCACGGAACGCCTTACCCATCTTCGCCGCGGTGTCGCGGGTGGCGTTGTCGATATCATCGTAGAAGTCATGGAGAAGTTCCGCAGCCTTCTCCATCGCTTTCGCCCAATCGTCTAGAGCCTTCTCAGCGTCACTCTTTCCCTTCTTACCACCACCACCACTGGCAGGGAACGAACTCGGACGCTCACCTGTAGGCTCAAATTCCTTAGGGATACCTCCAGGTGTACGTTCAGTGACGTTCGCGCGCGCCTTCTGAATTTGCTTAGAGATGTTATCTGCGTAGTTCTCAAACTCAGGAAGCTTGATAGTATTGCGTAGTTTGGTGGCGGACGCTACCGCACTGTCTACAAAGTTTCCGAAAGTATCTCCTAGACTATTTACAGAGCTATTAACCCTACTACCGAAGTCGCTGAACGCTCCACCGGCCCGCTCAAGCCCACCCTGTACGATGGGTGTGACCTGCCCAACAGCGGCACCTACATTAGCTACAGCATTACCGATGTTGGCGGTCACACCACTTATGGAGACGCCTGCGGCAGATACTGCGCCGGCGGTTGCTCCTGAGAACTGACCTACACTTACTCGGGCTGCTCCGATCTGCTCCCCAATCAAAGGGATGCCGGAAGCCGCATCGAGGAACCCGTTGATAGCGTTGGCCGCACCGCCTAGGATACGAGCAATCGCGCTTGATAGACCGTTGAAAGCGTTGATTACACCGTTGGCGGCTTGGACAGCACCCTGCACAACCGCATTCAGGTTCTGACCAAACGTCGAGACGCCGCTTGCTATGGCATTGACAACGTTACCAAAAGCCATTGCCATAGCTTGAACGCCTTGTGCAAAGTATTGGCCCGCCTGCTGGGCCATTTGCACAACACCATTCAAGACATTGCCGATGAAGGCACCGCCCTGCTGTACGCCCTCGCCTACATTGAACCACGCATCCAGGATCGCACCGAAAGTCTGAATAGCGATGGTGGCGAGTGAGACTAGAAGCGAACTGATGATGCTTGTGACTTGCGATACAACCTGAGCTACACCTGCAAAGAGCTGCCCCCAAGCTCCAAGCATGTCAAAGAAGAAAGCGAAGATCGGAATGACAACCGATCCGATAACTTCACCAAGTCCGAAGAAAGCGTTAACTAAGAAACCACCGACCATCTGCCCCAGGCTATCCATGCCTGTTAGCGTAGGATCGATAGCTTGTACTAATTGAAGTAAAGCACCTACAATAGCGTTAATATACGGATCAAGACCCTGGCCGAACGCAAGCGCGAGAGCGTTGACGTTGTTCGCCAACATCTCCATCTTGGATGCAGTTGTAGCCGTCACCAAGTCCTGCGTCGCCATCACACCGTTCGTGTTGGCGATTTGTTCTGCCAGACGCTGGTACGACCCTACACCCTGATCGATGAGTGTTGAGAGAATCTTCTGTTGGCGCTCACCTGCGATAGCTGCGAGGGCGTAGTCTCTCTGTTCTTCTGTTAGCTTCCCTTGTGCAATAGCGGCGGGGCCAAACGCATGTTCAAGGTCGCCTAGGATATCAACGAATTGTCTTGTCGATCCATCAACGTTGTGCAATGAGATACCATACTCATTCATCAACGCCTTGCCTTCTTTAGAAGGCTTCTGGAGCTGCAAGAACATGTTTCTCAGGCCAGTACCGGCTTCTGTACCTGAGGGGATAACCTGACCAAGCAACGCGACCGCAGCCGCGAACTCGTTGATGTTCAGGCCGTATCGTGCTGCCGTAGCGCCACCTTGCTTGATGGCGTCCGACATGTTCCCTAGGGACAATGTACTGTTCTGAGCTGCGCCGTTGATTGCGTTCGCTACTTGCTCGTACGTTACTCCTGACGATTTAAAGGCGTCGAAGCCGATCTTCATTGTGACCGCGGCACGTCCGGCGTCCAATTCGCCGTTCGACGCGATCACAAGCGCGTTGGCGTACTTGAGTGCTCCACCTGTTACGTCATTGAATGGAACTTCCGCCTTCAGCAACTCTTCACTCAGAACAGCGATGTCCGCAGCCGCCGTAGTGGTGGTGCGTGACATCTGGAGTTGCTGCTGTGACAGCTTGAAGATGTTACCTGAGGCTGTATCGCTCACCGCACCCAAGAACGTGAGCTGGTCTTGGTACGCCGCGCTGCTCTGAAGAACCTCCGTGGCAGCATCCTTGACCATACTGAGAGCGCGGCCAAGGCCAACAATACCTGCGGCAGCGACACCAGCAGTAGTAGCAAGTCCAGCGAGTGACGTAGAGAGAGGGGCAGCGCCAGAACTGACACTCTCCAGAACTCTGGAAGTACGCCCAATCTGGGCCATCATACTATTGACGGTACGGGCGTTCTGCATGAACGCGCCCATACCGAGCAGGACTACCTCGGCCCCCATCAATGGTAGAGATGGCATGACTTTTACTCTATGAAATAGTCGTTAACGCGGTCTACTGTTGCGGCGCTTCAGTCGAGCTTCCTTGCGCTTAGAAGCCTTCTCAGAGGCGTCGTCTACATGTGCCTTGAGTGACAGAGACGTTCTGTAGTGTGCTACTGCGCAGGCTCGTTCCCAGCCGTCCATTTCTTCTGTCCACGTTTTCCAGGATACGTGAACGAAGACCGCAGCTTCCCTGCACTCAAACTCAGGTACTTCGTACTCAAGACGCCGATTTATCTGAATACCAGCGTCAAACTTCTTCGCTAGGAGGTATTCCCTCAGCGGTATCCCCGCTCTCGTCAACCCGAAACGACTGCTCAGCGTCGATTACATCCCTTTCTACGGTCACACCCCCCAACGTAGTGAGCTTGTTCATCAGACCCTGGAAGTCGGGCATTGATTCCAGAGCGACGTATTTAAGCCAGCAGAAGTATCGACGCCGCCCTACCTTGGGGACTGTGATCCCCGCGAAGTCCAGAACTTCCATCGTCCAGTCTTCGTCATCGGGCTTCTCGACATCTTCTGGGATGCTAACGATCTCTGTACCGCGCGTCAGGTAGATCGCGTTGGCAATCTCGCCCAGCTGGCGGCGGTACTCGTTCAGCTCACGCTGGTACTTCGGATCGTTGGGGTTGTCTTCGAGTGGGGCGTCGTCACCATCTCCTTTCTCGAAGTTTCTGATCTTGGGTGGCTGAGGCTCAGTGAAGTTCCTCTGAGCATCCATGATCAGAAGAGGAGGGACAGGCTTCAGCTTGAGCACGATCCCGTTGGATGTTACGAAACGGTCAGGCCGCTGAGCATCAGCCACCTGACCGCCATCCTCCGGAATAGCTTGGAGAATGCTATTCGTAGTCATGTGCTATTAGGCTGCCTTAAGGAGAATCCCATCCCCTGCGCCAGACGCACCTGCCGCGTACAGAACGTTCGGGTCTTCGCACACAGCGAGAGCCGCGACACCGGTATTCGCGGGAATAGTACCGGCACCCTCCGGCATCACGTACCACGAATACCCGCCGTCGATGGTACGCAACACCCGGCCTGCGCCGCCTGCTGCGGTATTGTGTGACATGAAGCCCACAGAAGGAGTGGCGAACACGATGTCACCCACCGAACCCGCACCAGCTCCGGTGAAGCCCTTAGCCAGCCACGTAGCGCCACCGTCGATGGTGTACCAGAGATTGCCTGTTGCCGTACCAACGAGCCACTCTCTCTGACTACGAACCCACACGCTCGTCAGAACAGCGCCAGGCTCGGGGCCAGTGAGGGCGGCCCAGGTCACACCAGCATTCGTGGTGGCGAGGATAGTGTTCGACGCGCCGACCGCGACGATGTTCAGGCTATCGAGCGCGTGAATGGCGTGCAGGTCGTTAGCGGTGGCACCGCTCGACGCAACTTCCACGCCGAGTGCCGGATCACGCGACACGTACACCACGCCGCCAGAACCAGCGATCCACGTCTCGCTAGCACCGAGCGACCACGCATCGATAGGCCCCTGACCAGACACGAAGCCTGTAGCTACGCGCGTCCAGTTCACCTGGCCTGCGACCAGCTCTGCCAACGACGTGTAGAACATGCTGTCGTCTGCGTCTGACAGAACCACAGCAACGTCGCCTGCGCAGTAGATTTTCTCACCGGGGCTAGGTGGCCCAGAAACCGCAGTCCACGAACCACCGCCGTTTACGGTGTACAGAACGGTCGATCCGCCACCTGGAGAGCCTGCCACACCACCAGTCAGAGCGAGCACGACCTGGCAACCGTCAGACGCCACGCCGCACGCACCGCACTGAGCGTTGTCACACACGTACACGGATGTGACCGGGGTTGTGACCAAATCTGAGGCCATCTCCGCGAACGTCATACGGACGACTTCATACAAGTCCGTACCGACGAACGGGACTTCCTCATTCACCGGAGCGTTCTCATCCGGTGACATTGCACCCAGGTCTTCTGTACCGTAGGAGCTAATAGACGCTCCCTCCAGGATAAGCGTCTTCTCCCATCCGCGCGGGAAGTCCTGCGGGTTCTCACACTGACCCATATGCACCTGGATCGTGTGTTCGCAGTCGAGACGTGCGGCCTTGAGAAGTCGGCTGCGCTGGAACGTGTAACGCGCTGTGATCGGCAGCTCCGGATCGCCCGGCTCACCACGATAACGCCCCACCCGAACGAAACGGTTGTACGCATTCGGGTCAGGCTCTCTGATTACGGTGATGTCACCCAAGTCCCAGGAGATTGCCCCGGCTTTCCAGTTACCAAAGTAATCCCGACGCCTGCTCGGCCCTGCGCCTCCCTCAATGAACCAGACACGCGAGTACGTGTTGGTGAATGCGTTGCTAGCCACTCGGTTCCCTCCCTAGATATTGAGAACAGCCTCGCCCACCATGAGCGGCTGGATCACACGCCAGGCATACAGAGCCGCGCGCGTAGTCCCAAACGGACACC